GTACATCAATCAGGGGCTCTCGGATCAGGAAGCCTGGCTCGATCAGGTCTACTATCCGTCGATGCCGCTCACGGACCCGACACAGGAAACGGTACCGCCGATTCCAAACATGTTCTCGATCGTGTTGTCGTCGGGCGATGTGGAATTCCCGATCTCGCAGTGGAACAGCCAACTGGCGATTTCGCAAGCACTTCCGGCTGGTAGCACTCTACTGGTGAAGTTCTTCTATCGTACGCCGGAGAACGATCTCGAATTGGCACTGTGCCCGATGACGATCTGGCAAACCAACTAACGCTTCGGCGTCATAAGGCCCAGGGGGAAACCCCTGGGCTCTATGCCATTTTACCGCCAGGGACGACCAGCGGCCGTTCCGTACACCCCATAGCCTTGAGGTGCGCCAAACATGTCCACATGCGTCGTCGGCACGTCACTGGTGACGAGCATGCCGGTGTTGTGCCCGATGAACTGGTTCTGCTGTTGCTGCTGATACAGGTTCATGTGGCGAACCTTGTTCTTCTTCGTCTCACGTGCAGAACGAATCAGTTCATCCACGGAGTAGATTTCGTCTTGCTCCAAGATGATCTTCTTGTCCAGCATGCGCAGCTCTTGCTCCAAACGAGCTGCAACAAAGTCATCGTGTTCGCCAGTGAGGTTGTTGTAAATTTCCTCAATGCGACTGCGGATGGTTTGTTGCTCCATTCGGCGGAAGAAGTCTTCGCTCGACTCTTGCTGCGGTGTCTTGACTGCACACATGACCTGGCGCGGATCGATACCGTAATGCGACAGGTTCTTACCATGCATGAGGAACCAGTGGCACAGCAGCCAGCCGATAACCAAGTCGTCGTGTTCACCGTCTTCGTGGTCGATACGACCATTCTTGTACACGAGGCCCAGAATCTGACCTGCCAGCATTTTGTCGTGCACCTTCATACCTGCGCGCTGAGCCGCAGCTTGCAACGTCGAACCGTAGAGCGCCGTGCGGCTGTTGGCACCCGAACCTGACGTTGCGAAACCAAACGTCGTCTTGTAACGCACGAAGATGTCAGTCGGGCGACGCCCCATCGGCACCTTGATTTCCTTGTACCGATCCGGATACTCGTCGTAATCCTGCACGACCTTGTTGAAGATACGCTTGAACGGATCTTCGCCGTAGTTCGGCAGCATCAGAAGCAGGTAATCCAGGAGCATCGCACCAGTCGAACGACGTTCGATAACGGCCGTGATGTTCGGGTACTTAACTAAGGTATCGCACACCCACTTCGAGAACGTAATCAGGTTCGTCTCGTTGTAGGAGCCCGCTGCGACGACGTCGAGGGTTTCGACATCCATCAGGACAAGTGAGATGTCGTCTCCACCTCCGGCTTCGGAGGTATCCATCCCCAGCACAAACTTCCCAGTTTGCATCCGGTAGTCGATCTCGTCTTCCGGAATGTACCACCGCGTGATGTAGCCATCCGGGTCGCTGATCGAGGTGTACATCTCGTCCAGACGCGATGCCGCGATCATCTCAGCGATAGCGGTGGAGAGCGGCGAGCTTTCCGTACCCGAAGTCCACAGATTGAAGTAGTCTCGGTTCGCGTCATCGCCTGTTTGCAGCGATTCTTCAATCTTCTGCTTGAGCCATTCATCGCTCTTACCAAGCTGACGGTGACTGAAGGTGCCATTGATGCGGAACAGGCCTGCACGACTGTTACGACGAACCATGCGATCGAGCTCAGCCCAATCCTTGCAATCGAAGAACTTCTCGGTCCAAGTCGCGGAGTCTTCCAACAGCTTGTAGATGAAGCGACCGTCCTTATCGTCCTTCTTGCCAGCTGTTGTCGTCAGGATCGTCCCATACGGCGCACCAGCGGCCTTGGCCCGTTCCACAGCCGCACCGGTTGCCGCCAATGCTGCAGGCAGAGCAATTGCGATATTCGGCTGGAACGGCGGCTCGTCGATGTGGAAGATCGCGGTCGTCAGACCCCGGCCCATGTTGTACGCGCGCTTCGGCGAGCTTTGCGGCACGTGCGTGTTGTATGAGTTCTTGAGCGCCTTGATGGTGATTTCTTCACCGTTCTGCGCATCGTCCTTGGAGCGCTGTGACAGATACGGCGGCAGCTCCGACATGATTTCCTTGATCCGCTCGATGTTCTTGCGGCGCAGATTATCGTCCTTCGTCAATAGGTTGATCGAGGTACCCGTACAGACCACGTTCATCAGGTAGCTCATCAGTGTATCTGTCGAGAACGACTTACCCGTCTGACGTGGCTGAATCAGCGTGAAGAACACATGGTTGAAGAACGACCAATACAACGCAATGTTGGCTCGGTTCGCTTCAAGCGGCACCGCATCCGAACCCGAGTTACCCGGAGCACGGGCAATCTCGCGGAAGAAGTACCAGGGGTTGACCTTACATTCGGCTGCGATCATGTACATCTGATCGGCAGTCAAGTGCTTGCTGAATGGATCGACGCCTTGCAGCTTGGGATTGACAAGCGCGAGAAGGAAGGCGTGATTCTTAATACCCATGGAGCGATACACCGCAGCCAAACGCACCCATGACTTATTGGTGGTCTGTGTGTCGATGATCGCGGTCGGATAGCGATACCAATCCTGTTCGAAGAGGATAATTTTGGCACCCGTTGTGGTTAGTTAAAAGGTTCGAGATCATAAAACCGGAAATGACTCCGTATTCGAACCGCAATATACGTGTCACAGCATATACGGCATAAAACCCCAGCAATCCCGAAGGACCGCTGGGGTAGATACCACTAGAAGAGCAATTCCCCTTGCTTGAGCGCCAACACTTTGTCCGTGATCAAATCCACGTACGCATCGATAGCTGCTCGCTTTTGGATCTCGTCTTCTACATACTCGGGCACTAAAGGCGGAAACGTCACCTCCAGTCGACATGCCTGCTGAATCAAATCCGGAGCGTCGGGAGTTGGTCGTGAAAACACGTAGTACACCACGTAAGTCCTCGACGGCATCGCATCCCATTCATACTCCTTCAGGAACTCCTTGCGTTGGCAGTAGATGGTGATGTCGTAACCCGACTGATGGATCACGCGAAGACTATTCGCTCTCTCCGTCTGAATTACGACAGCCTGGCTGACTTTCTTTGGGCCTTTAACGCTCTCTAACCACAAGAACACTTGAGTGACTAAACGCTTAAAGACAAACATCGCTGAACCTGGTCGTTGACGACCAAGCCTAAGCTGCTACACGTGCCGGATACGATACTGCAGCCTGAGCGTAGTAGCGCATGGAATACGCACGTGCGATCAAGTACAGCAGAATACCGGTGCGCACAGCAGCAATCACACTCGTGTTTTTGTTTTGCGTCGCAAGCTTCACGATCTTTTCTGCTTTCTCACGCAAAGAGAACAAAGCCGGGTCGGTGGACCGCGAGCTCATGTACACCCCGCGAAGCCGTGTGAGTAGGCTGGCCAAATCCGTAGAATTCCTCACCAAGCTTCGATTTTCCGCCAAATAGTCGAAGCTATGAATGAGGGTCTCGTTCAACAACTCCTCGATCATCCCTGAACCAGCCTGGCGATAGTTGTCCGACATCCACTCGAGCGATTCCCGAAACAGGCGCGGCGGCATCGTTTTCATTTGCTTCTCGATGACGGTCACGAGCTCTTCCCGGATGAACGAGTTTCGATCGGTGATGATGGAGTTGATGTAACGTGTATAAGCCAACAGATTTTTCGACTTATCCTTCAAGATCTCGACGCCGTCGTGCTCCACCATGCTGCTAGTGGAACTGATCTTGATCCCCTGACGGTGCACCTGCAAGAACACATCGTAAATGTTTTTCAACATGTCACGAATACGACCTTGCGTGTCATTGAGCAAATAAATAACAGTGCTATCAGGGCTCATCGTCTCAATGGCTTGATGGTGCAGGCCAGTAGGACTGATGATCTCTTCGGCGCGGGCATTCAGGACTGCTGCCCAACTCCCGTATTGCTTGATCGCGTACTTATACGTCAGTGCTGCGTAAGTGGCTTCTGCCGTCGCACGATCCGCCGGATACTTGAAGTGTCGGTACAGACGGGATGTGAGAAACTTGTACTGCAAGACCAGCGCCACATTCATCATGGCTTCGTGACGCTGGTGGTCATTCAGCTTTTTCGAGATGAGTAACGCATGCATAAGCCATGCGCACGAGAGGTTCATCGTATCCGAAGACACGTTAAAGTCCGCGTTCACCGTCGGCAAGGCCAGCAGCCGTTCTTCCAAAGCTCCTTCGTCAGCCCGAAGGATTTCGTGGAACCATTGATCGCGATCGGCGTCTGTGAAGCGCACCACTTGCACACCGGTCAGGTTCCCGCCAAAGAACTCGATGTGGTCCTGGTTTTTGTGGGCGAAACCAACGGTGTACAAATGGAGGCGTTTGGCCAGTTGCGCATCGATGGCGAGATCGGCACACTCGCTCTCGAATACGCCCTTGATAGAAACGTCCATTTATCATCCTCAGATTGGGCAACGATACACAGAATAAGCGGCATAAAGCCCAGGCCGGAGCCTGGGCAATATGACCATCCGTTCCTAGGATGAATTTACTTACGCGTACGCACGCGCTGACGCGGAGCCAGGGTCACCACACGAACCGTGTAGCTTTCCAGGGCCGAGCTACCAGCGATCGGTTCGGTCGGGTCCCCGCCGTGGGATTCCGCCGGATTGATCTCGCCTTCCTTCTTAGGAGCCGGGATCGCATCGTCACCTGCGCCGATGGCAGCTTGCGCTTGCGGGCTCAGCGCGCCCGGATCATTTGGCAGACCTTGGACGGGCTGCACGACCGGTTGGCCGGTATCGCTGTTGCCGTCGGACGTGCCGTTTTCCTGCGCCACGTTCTTGCGGGTTTCACCTGGCTTGGGCAACGTCGAACCACGCTGAGGTGAACCGTTCTTATCGGTACCTTCCAGTGCCGGAGCCACGCCAGTGTCTTCACCAGCCGGGAGTTCGGCGGCAGCTTCTTCACGGGCGATACGCGCGATGTTCACGACAGCGGCCGTGATCGACGGATCTTTCGCTTCACCCGTGGTCGCCGGATCACCTTCCGAACCTTCACCACCTTGTTGATCGACAACGTCACCCGGCGTACCGACACCGTCAGCACCAGGATTGCCACCATTGCCCAGATCCGTTTCCGGATTCACGCGGGCTTCGACGAATTCCTCGAACGAACGATAGAACTTGCCGCCCAGACGCTTGGTCAGGGCTTCCATCGCTTCGGACAGGTACTCGACTTCTTCTTCCGGAGCCGAGCCGGGACCGTTCGCGCCAGGGATGGTCGAATCCACGACCACGACGAATTCCTTCGGACGAGTCTCGGTGTCTTCGTTCATCAGCGCATCGGCGACATCGACCACATCGCTGTCGGTGATGTCAGCCTTGGCCACGCCGTAGACTTGCAGGTCTGCACCGTCACCTGCAGGCACGCCATTGGTGTTCACCGGCTCGGCGACTTGCGTTGCGTTGTTGTTGATCGATTCGACGATCTTTTGCATGATCGTCACGTCCTGGGCCTGGGACTCCACCGCCACGACGGCTTCGCCTTCGCTGCGCGATTTGGCATACGCGACGTCCAGCGCCTTGGTGAAGATCTCGGACAGCGGACCGCTCATCACGATGGTCGGCTCGTTCGGACGGCGAGTCTCTTGAATTTGCTCGCCCTCCAAGGCCAAGCGGAACATGCTTTTGCTCATGGGTTCTTCCTCTAGGGTGTAGGAACGGAAAAAGGTGCTCACAATATTGCGGACATCTAGGCAAAAGATGACGGCGCGCGGAGTAGCTAACAAGATAAATCAGCACGATAAGAAAGCCCTTCTCGCCGCGCCCCTAAGAATGGTTTGCAACGCTGGACGGGTTTTCGGCCATGCGTTGTCATTCATCAACAATACAATCCAATACCTATCCAAATACTCTCTGTCGCTGCGCTATGTCTTTTTCTTCCCCTAGCGCGCAAGCGCTCTGGATCTTGTCTTACTAAGCTAGAAACTTTTTTAAGAAAGGGAGAGGGAACAAGCCCTCTCCCGTTAATTACTGAAATTAGCTAAGTGCTTGATTATAAAGGATAAAGTAAAAAAATACTGCATAGCTAATCACATATGTGTCAAGGAGCAGAGCGACGCGGAGCGAAGCGGAGGAAGAGAAACTAGCGTAGAGAGGGGCGGAGCCCCTCTCTTTAGTTATCTCCTAGAGAGGATAGTGCTTGGAATCGTATCATGTAAGAATAAAGTAATTTCTTACTTGCACTAGGAGAGATCGTATGGACAAGTACCCGAAGCCCTAACCAAGGAGAATGGGATGGACATCCGACCGCGCGGCTAAGACTCGCCTGATATCAAAATTTTCCCCCGCCAGGTTCGTCCTGGCTTTATGCCGTCAAATCACGATCCTAGAAAATTTCAAACCTATATTCTTCGGGTGAGTTCGAGCCAATAGAATCGCTTGAACATTCTTAATCCCACATGGAAGCTACTGCCATGAGCAACCTCGCAGCTATTCTCGCCAACTTCAAGGCGATCCACGAAGAGAACGAAGTGCTTACCGAAGACTTGCGCAAGCAAGACGAAGAGCGCGCGTTCTGGAAGATGTGGAAGCCAGTCAAGTACGATGGTCGTCCGACGAACTGCATCATGCGTGATGATAACGCGGTGGTTCGCCATGGCTATAACGGCAGGCATTGTAACTGCGGCGGTGCCTTTGGTAACGGTATCGTCAATGTTTGGAACAACCGCGATCTCCATCTCGCTTCGCAATACTAAACCATCCCTTTTCTAGGAGAACTCAAATGGAATTCGAATTCAACTTCGGTCGTCGTGAATCCCTGTCGGAACGCCTGGAGCGTGAACG